CGCTTCCATTCCCCTTGGGGTCTAGCTCAAGGACTGAAGCACCGGACATGCTGTTGAGGTCGATCTGGTTATTGGCACGGAAACGTCCGGTATCCACAGGGGACCTCTCGACCACACGCTTAAACAGATCGAGCACAACTTTCTTGACAATAAGTGCTGCCTTTTCTTTTGTCTTTGCGCCAAAGCGTTCCAGGTCGAGCGTGAAGCTACCCACGACGGACCTGCAACTTGTAGAGGAGGGGGATTCCGGCGGGCTCGACAGCAATAACTGCCACCACCTGCCATTCCACCGAGTCGATCACGAGCACGTTGCCCGGATTCGGACGAACGGCAACAGTTGCGCCGATTAACGCAACTTTGTCATTTGTCAGGATGCGCGAGTTTGCAAAAAATGCTTCCTGTTGCGAAACGAAGGGGTTCGTCAGAATGCCAGAACAGGCATAATCCGTGACTATTTCTCCCGTCTCCGTCCCTGCCACAGGATCAAACGTCCCGGGGGTGGTGACGCGCAGCACCATCGATGTCCCGGCCTTCTTAAGCGTGGCAGCGGCTTTCTTGGCTGTGGCGGCGTAGTTCATGTTTACCCTTTCGCTATCCAGAAGATGAAAAGCACTAACGCCACAGAGGTCACCGTCAAAGAAGCAATCGAGACAAGAATAAAGGCAAGCAAGGTTGAGAAAGGTGTCCCAAATTCTGTTCTGGAATTCATAACGCCTGGGGTGTTTGCGATTACTCCAAGACGCTTTCTTTTCCCTACGCGGATAAGGGGGATGATTAGCTCTTTTCCATCTTCCATTACTTCCTACCCCCTCACCATCTCCAGCCCGCCTGCCGGAAGCAGGAACGGCCGCAACAGAGCTTTGACGATTTGAAATATTGTTCCGGCCGGAGCACCGGCAGAGTATTGTGTCGTAAGAACGTCAACTTTCTCCATCACAATAGCGCCACCGCGCTCCAGGTCCGGGAGCAGGTCCGTACCAACGAGGAAGCGAAGCGCGACCTCGCATTGCGCTTGCAGAATAGCCGGGGGAATTTCATTTGAAGGCCAGTAGTAGCCCTCGTTGATGTCATAGCTTTCCGGCAAACCAACGTCGTCGATAGGGACATTATATCTCGGCCAACACATGGCTTGGCGGTAGGTGATGCGGTAGCCACGCCAATTGAGGCAGTTGAGGTATTGCCCGGCACGAATAAGCGCGGCTTCTTTCGCGGCGTCCGTCCCGGTCCAATCCGTCATGCCTCGATCAGAAAAATACGTGTCAGCATCGGTCACGTTGATGAACGTGTTCGCGCCTGTGACGCGCGCCCCCGTTTCGACGACAAGCGTCATGGGCTACGCCTTGTCCCCGGGGCGGTGGATAAAGTCTGCGGCCTGAATCACGGCCAGGATGGCGTCCCTGGTGGTGGCGTCAGCCCCAAGGGTGATCCCATGTTCCTTCGCAAAGGCCCGAAGCTGGATTACAGTCATCCCCTCAAGGGAAACGATCTCAGGCTCAGGCTGCACGTTCGTCCATCCGCCCCGGGCGAGCAGTTCCCGAGCATCCACGTCATGAACTTTCAGCGGAGCGCCCGATTCGACATTATAAACGATGGCCATTTGTTCCCCTCGGAAGGGGCGAGTTTCCCCGCCCCGACATTTTACGACAGCGTGACGCCGGCTTCGGCCACCACAACCCACTTCTCCGCCGTGCTCACAAGCACAAGCGTTTCCCCGGCCGCATTGAACGTGGCGGTCGAAGCGGCGGAACCGCCGATAACGTTGGTCAACGCCAAGGTGACTGCGTTCGTGGATGTGGTGCTGGTCATGGTGATGACCAGCAGTTGCCCGGCTCGCGCAGGGGCGGCCAAGGTAATGGCATAGGTGCTCGTGGCAGGACCGACGATGGAGGCATGGTTGACGTTGACGTCGACCGCTCCGGCGGCGGTGATGGCCGACTGAATGGCCCCGGAAAGCGCAGCGCCGAACACCGTCCCGCCGGTAACGGCCACGGCGTCCGGTTCCTGCAACGCCATGGCGCCCATTGTTACGTCCTTGATCTGCTTGACGCCTGACGCCGGCACCGTATGGGCTTCGACGATGCCCGGGTTGATGGCGGACATGACGGCTTACTCCATGGGCACGGCATAGGCCGTGTAGTTGATGCCCGTGGCCACATCGCCAGCAACGACTGTATACACGCGCAAATAGCGGTAGTAAGAGCCGTCGTTTTCGTTGTCGAAGTAGATCTTGAAGCGGCCGGTCGAATCGTCCTTGTTGCAGTCGGACCGCTTCACTTCGGCGGCGGACAGGTTCAGGGCCGCCAGCTCGGCAATAGCCGTATCGGTGGCGAAGGCGGCCACGGTCGAGCCCTGGATGATGACGTCGTAAATCTCCGTGTTGGAGGCGATCTCCAAGGCGGAAACGTCGATGATCATGCAGCCGCGAAAAAGCCCTTCGCCCACATCGATCACTTTGGCGGCGGAATCGACGGTGGCGGCGGCGGAGGCGGCCACAAGGCCCGCGTCCTTGAACTCAAGGTTGGCGTCGAAAGTGCCCTGGGGGCGCTTTTTGGCTCCGGTGATGCTCATGATGATTCTCCCTTTGCGTCAGGCTTAGGCGGTGACAGCCGCGTCCTTGACCCCACCCAGGCGGGCGGCGGCGCGGCCGTGGTAGCAGGCGATGCCGGCGAGCCATTCAACGCGGGTGCGCATGGCCGGCTTTTCCTGCAACTCGCCCAGGTCGCGGACATCCATCACGCCGTTCTGGATTCCGCCAAGCATGCCGTCGCCAAAGCTGACGCAGTAGATGCTCGATGCGGTGGCCGTAGAACCGGTGTAGCCAACCTCGGTGAACGGCAGAATGTCGTCGCCCGCGTTGTCGTAGTCGGCAATCAAAATGGGCAGGTCGGCGTACATGGCGATCTTGCGGCCAAAAGCGCCCAACTCGTAGGTCAAGAACCCGCCGATGGACGTGGACCGGGAAGCAGCGGACAGGCGCCGACGCATGGTCTTGTTCATGATGAGGTGCGTGGGGCTGTCCACGCGGTCGATCAGCTCATCGAGCTTGGCCAGGGACAACGCGTCCCCACCGTCAGTGGTCCCGGCGTAGAAAAGCTGGTTTCCGACCAGCCGCGCCTGGAGACCGTCAAAACCGCGTGGGTCGCTGACGCTGTCACCCTTCAAAAACTGCTTGGCCCAAGCCAGGGCAAGGGATTTGACTTTCATGCCTTCCTGGGTGGACCGCTGGGCCATGCCCATGGTGCGCAGGATGAACATGTCAACGTCCAAGTCCCCGCCCGCGATGACGAGGGGTTCCGTCTGCGGGTTGAGAACGCCGGTAGACTCGGTGTAGGCTTCGTTCACGCCACGGAAGCCGACGCCGGGCAGGGTGTCTTCACGGTTGTAACGCAGCGCGTTACCGGTGATGTCCTGGAACGGCAGCGCCGCCATGATGTCCGAAGCGGCTGCATACATTTCGATGACAGCCGACTGGACGGGGTTATCGGTCCGCTTGGCTGCCTCAACAAGAGTCAGGGCCATGGTAGCTCCTTGTTAAACGCCCCGCGCCTGATTCAATCGTTCGACAGGCGACAGGTCGTGCCAGTTTTGATTCGTGGCTCCGGCCCGCCCTCCGGTGGCCCCGCCCCCGGGTTGGAACTTTGTGTCCACGAGGTTCTTGTTCTCGGGCAGTCCCAAAAACGCCTTGACCGCCTCGGCAGCGGGAAGGTTTTTTTCGACACGCTTGTCACCGTCCAAGACGGTGACCGTGGTTTTTGGGACGTACTGCCCGGTAGGCCTGCCGTCGTCGCCGATGACGGGCTCAAGCACCGTGCGCCCCGCCAGAAGCCCATGGATTTGGGCGGCGGAAAACGCACCGGCTTCTTGCGCGGCCCGGGTAAGCACGGCCTCGATTGTCGAGGTTGTGTAAAGCTGTTGGTAGTGGTCAGCCTGGGCCTTGATCTTGGCGGTTTCTGCGGCGGCCTCTTCCCGGGCCTGCTTGATCTTTTTGGCGGCCAGCTCGTCACTGGAAAGCACCTGCTTTTCCAGATCGTCGACTTTCCCCTGGAGGTCGGCACGCTGGGCGTCCGTCAACTTGTGGTTTTCCAGCAATTCATTGTACTGGCCGAGCAGCTTCTTTTTTTCGCCAAGCAGCTCTTCATTCTTGGACTTCAGCCCTTTCACTTCCGATTCGGACACAAGGCCGCCGTTTACGTCGAGCACATACGCTCCGTCCTTTTGGACGTAAGCCGAGCGCAGCGCCTCGGGCACCGCGTCCAGCGACTGCAACTTGAATTCAAGGCCCATGGCTCCCCCTGGGAGTAACGCCGGCCCCTGGCCAGGCGGTTGGAGTTGTAGAAAAACAAAGAGGCCGTAAACCTGGAACGATTCACGGCCTATAATACAGGGGATGGTAAGTTTATTTTAGACGGCGGTTGCCGCTAGAGGCAAATGCCCCATTGAAATATTTGTCACGCAGCATGTATTATGCCCCCAGTGAACAAGCAAAACCAATGGGGGCGCGTATGGCGAATATGCGAGACACGGTCGAAGAGTTGCGCGGCATATTGCCGCCTGTCTTTGCGGGCCAAAGCCTCGACGATATGACGGGCGGGGCCATCAACTGGCGAACGATCCTAAACGCCAGAGCACGGAAAGAGGTCCCGCCGTCGTGCTTCATGAGGAGCGGGAGAAAAGTGCTGGTGAAGCGCGATCCGTTCTTGGAGTGGTGGCAAGGGACGCTGCGGGAAGAGGGGGGCGAGTGATGGCGCATACCGACGCCTGCAAGTACCAAGTCTGCCAGCTCGTCGAACGGCTGGTGAAAAATGGCCAATCGGTTAATGAGGCCAGCAAGCACGTGCAGGTTGAAAGCGATGGCATCCCGGCCAAGACGATCCAACGGTGGTGGAGGCAAATTCAGGATGAAACGAACGGGTTGCTCAATAATGAGCAACAGCCCGAAACCCCAGCAACTACGCCAAAATCCGTGGCTACAAGTGGCTACAAACCGAAGCCCCAAGAGGTTGCCAAGCGGGTTGAGGCTCTCGTCGAGAGGGGGGCGTCTATCCGCGAGGCGGCAAAGGCCGTAGCCGAAGAGACGGGGAAAACGCCCTCGGCCGTGCGACAGGCTTTCGCCCGCGAGCGTGACAAGCTGGCCCCGGAAGACGAGCCGTCCGAGGCTTGGCAGTTCGTCGAAATTGCCATCTCACAACTGAGCAGGATCAGAAAAGACGACCCCGGGCGGAAAGAGGCCTTCCAAAAACTTAAGAACTGGATTGCGGTCCAGGAGGGAAAATAGCATGTCCAAGGTCCTT